CATAGGTTGTAGTCTTTGCAGCCTTCAAATTCCTCTCGATTGCTGAACCGTGAAGACAATAATCTCGCGCTTTGCGCTTGCGAATTATTTCGAGTCCTTCACGGATCGAAGGAGCAGCAAGCGCATCATCATAAGTATTATCCTTTGGCTTCTTCTTATGAGCATTGATGGGTGCTTTGGGACGCTGACCCCATTCCTGGTAAACAGCGTTAAGTCCATAATTTGGACCATTTTCTTTTAACTCAGCCCATTCTGCGTGAGTTTGATCGCCTTTGGCGCAATAAAGAAAATTTTGATACGGAGTGCCTTGAGCTCCTTCAAAATGTGCAGTTGGGCATATTTTCTTCAACTCAGATAGACGCATCTTCGTCTTCAATTGACAATAGCCTTGAATGTGAGGCGTACCACTTTCACCAACTTCGTGTGCTTCAATAAGGTACGAACATAAAAGTTCAGGGAAACTTTCAATATACTCACCATCTGAAGTGAGATAGTTGTTGATGGTGAAACACCAAGTCAGACGCTGAGCTCGCGCCATCCACTAAAAATTAGATGGAGTGGCTCCGGGGGGGGGGGCAAGGGGTAATACTAAGGCCTATGGCCGCCCTTGCCCAGCGGCACCTGCGGTGCCGCCCCCCCTTCGAAGTATTATTTTTTAATACATGAGTTTGGCCGCAACAGTATGTGCCGTCTCTGTGCTGGTGTTGGTTGCTATCAGTGTAATGATTTGTACCGCACTGCGTGGGTGCGAGTACAACGCGAGAATAGGTTGGCTGATCGTAAACGTCCGATTAGACGAACACATCTTTATTCAGATGACCGATTACAAGCGGCCATTAGGCCGGCGCAAGGGCCAATATTAAATCTTGGGATGTTTGATGCAAACGTTCAACCATTGGATTGGTTTATCAATGATCGAGAAGGAAGGAGTTTGCCGCAAACACCACACTCCTCACGTGAAGGTTCCCCTGAACCTCAACGTTTCGGAAGACTTTTTGGTTTACCACCAAATCCAGCTGATATCGAACGTGGTCGACAATATCATCTTCAAAGAGAAGCTGAAGCTGAAGAACGTGCTTGGAGGAAAACAATGCCAAAGGAATTGAAGGAGCAGGAGCTGCAAAGTATTAGGGACAAATATAGTCCCAAGAAGAAATCGAAATCGCCCAAAAAGAAAAGGGCTCTTCGTCCTCCAAGTCCAGTACCGGAAAGTCGCTTTGGAACTACAAAAGCTTTTGGAAATCTCAGGGATAGAGATAAAGCCGGCAAGAAGCCTAAAAAGAAAGGATCGTAATCTGAGTTCAAAATAAAAAAAAAGGAACTGCGATGCATAACTGGCATACGCAGGTTTTTTTTTATTTGTAGATCGGAACACTAGTTCTGCAGATGTAAGGCGGATTTTAAAAATAAAAAAATTAAAAAGTTTTAATTAAAGAAGACTGGAAGCTTCGTGTGGGCCTGCGGCGCCTGGGGTTGTAACCATACAGGCAGTTAGGCCCCTGCAGAGCAAGGATGAAAATTCGCGAGTTTTCGCTGGATCTCGTGTGGAATGTGTGCGACGCATGTGTCTGGGGTTTTGGGGTTGGGTTTTGGGGTTGGGGTTTGTACGCGAAGAATATTTACGCACAACCGAGTGAAGTTTTTCGTAACTTCGACTTTCATATCCACATCCTTCAACTATGAAGAGGCAACGTATTAACTCCAACATGGATGATTTTGAAATCCGCAACGGCAGAATCCGCCTTAGACTCGCTATTTGGAATAGCTCGATGCAACTGCTCAAATGGAATCAAGATGTCTTTGCAATTATCCGCAAGTTTTACTTTGACGTTCGACATCGCGAACTTTGGACCTCTGGAAAATTGCTTATCTTTACTTCAAAGATGGGAGAGCAGTATCTTGGCTTTAATCACGATCAAGTTATCTTGAAGAAATGGCATATTGCTCAAGACAAAGAAATTGGCTTTCGCGCATTCTGGCAAGATTGGCTCACCAAGATTAGAGAACACAAGACAGATCTTGGAATCTCATCTTCCTTAACTGTTCAACAAGCTTGGATGTATTCAAAGGTTAAGAACGCTCCTATGGAATGGATTTCTTACCATTCAGGTCCGCGCCAACGATACTCCTTCAACGCTATCGTGGACTGTAATGATGTTTGGGAAACATTCGATGATGATTGGGTAGAAGAATCTTCCGACTCCGAAGAAACTCGAATTCGAGTAACTAACTAAATAAAGCTTTATTATTTACAAGTTCTTCTTTACTGAGTATGTCTTCATACATTAACCAAAACTCAAACTGTTCAGAAATTGATATTCTTAACTTGAGGTTTTCCGCCTTTTGCTCGGGCGGCGTTTTGTCGAGGAGGACTCTTCTGTCTGCTTCTGCTCTTTCTTGGCTTGCTTAGTAAGAAATTTGGACATTTCAAGCGCAAACAGCTTTGGAGCATATTCAGCAAACCAAGCATCAGTCTTTCCAAGAAATATTTCTTCTGCTTGCTCATTGAATTCATCATCTACATCATCAGATTCTTCATCATCGAGAAGTGGACTCTCTTCGACAAAATCGCCATCTTCATCCATTAATTGTGTGGCTGGAATATCTTCTTCGACCAGATCAAGAACTTTTGTCGGCATCAAATTGGAAGCAATTCTAGATTTGTCTACGCCTTTACGTCTAAACGGCGACTCCGCTGGTTTAGCAGCGGACTCTTTTTCAAGAGCAGCGATGCGTTGGGCTTTCGACATTTTTGTCTTCCACGAAGAAAAGATTATTTCGCTATATAGTATATTCTTGGAATCCATAGAATGTTCTAATCCGATTATTATTTTGTATACAAAATGCCGCGCGTTCGAGGTTATCACTACGTACGTGGCAGAGATGGAAGAAAACATCGTGTTTATGGATCAAAATCTGGACGCTCATATGGAACTTCCCGTCGCAGAGGAACTACGACCGCGTTTGGTAGAGTTTACGGCAAGGGGGCCTATTACGCTCGCCGCCGTCGTCCGCAAAGTGGACGGCAAATGGCAAACACTCCTTCGACTGGTTCACGTCGACGTGGAGGAGGAATAGCTTTGGTGTTCAATGGAACAGACCCTCCAAAGATGTCAATGGGCCGCAATGGTGTTGTCGTCGAACATCGAGAATACATTCAAGATATTACAAGCTCAGTTCCCTTTATTCCAGAGAACTTTCCGCTGAATCCTGGACTTCAACAAACGTTTCCGTGGCTATCTCAAATTGCTGACAATTTTGAGGAATGGGTGCCAGAAGGCATATTATTCGAATACAAGACAACTTCTTCGAATACCGTAGTTAATACTACTAACTCCAATCCTGGTTTAGGAACTGTAATTATTGCTACGCAATACAATTCCTTAAACAACCAGTTTGGAAATAAGCAACAAATGGAGAATTATCAAGATGCAGTTTCTGTCGACCCATCTCGATCTGTGATTCATCCAATTGAATGTGCGAAACCGCAAACACCTGTTCAACCAATGTATGTTAGAACAGGGAATTTAGATCAAACTAAAGGTCCTAATGATCTACGATTCTACGACTTAGGAGTAACTACTGTTGCAACTGTAGGGCAACAGACCAATAACTTTGTTATTGGAGAATTATGGATAACGTATAGAATACGTTTTTTGAAGCCAAGGCTTCAAACAGGGGTAGGAAACAATGAACAAGGAAATGTAGACCACTTCACATTCATTTGGCAAACAGCTGGTGGAACATATTATCCTGGTGTAGCAGGAATATTACCAGCTACTCCTTTCGGAACACAGCAATTGCTTCTTCCTCCCACAGAAGGCTCGACACTAGGTGGTGTCATCTCTGGTGGTGTAACAATGGTCAACTTTGATCCTGCGAATCCTAACGACGCAAGTCAACAAAGTGTAAACTTCCCTCCAAGTTTGGGAGGTGCACGACCATTTCCGATATTTGCAATTGCTGGTGGACAAGTACAGCCGGTACAAGTACCTTCAGCTGTAAACACTTACTATTTCCCTCCGGGAATAACAAGTGGTGTATATCTTTGTCAATACAGTGCAAGATATACAACTGGCGGAGCATCGCCCGCACAAATAGTTACAGCTTTGCAGCAAACTAATAATTGTGAATTATGGAATTTGTTTAACAACGGTTTAACCAGTGAACAAACAAATAATACTGCAAGTACAACTCAAAACGATATTGCTACGTTTTATATTAGAGTATTAGGAAATTATGCAAATTTCAGCATGGCTGGGACATCAGGCGCATTCGCAACGCCTTTAAATGTTGATTTTATTGTAGTGCAATTACCTCCTGGAATGTGGAGATTCCTTACAGGTCCTTAATAAATTTATTTAGTCAGGTTCATCCATCGGTCCATTTTCATAGGCCTCGGGCATTGGGTAAGATGGAATGGGGCGGTGCGCCCCAACCAAGTTCAAATAAGCATTGTTGACTGTGTCATCGAATACTGTATCGATATCAAACAGCGGTTTGTCGATTTTGATTTGAACATAACGCCTTTCTATAGCAACTCGTTGTTCGTCAGGCGTATCCAATGTATAAAAGGGATTCAGCTTATTATGTGTAAATATCTTTGGCACATAAGCTGGAATCGTTACAGTTCCGTAACGTACATGAATCTCTCGTTCCAATTCATAGTCAAGCAAATGAATAACAGATTCAGGGGGCCAATGAGTAAACGCCATATCATCAAAAACAATGCCATCATTGTCTGGTGTCAATGTTTTTAATTTGTCGATATGCGACACAAGAAGAGGATTCTTGAAATGTGCTAACGCAAATTGTGTTTTACCAGTCCCAGAGGTCCCGGTAAAGAGAAGCGCTTTCCCTAAAGGGTAAAGCGGGCGACTAAAGTCACCTGGAAGGAACTTTGAACCATAGGTTGTAGTCTTTGCAGCCTTCAAATTCCTCTCGATTGCTGAACCGTGAAGACAATAATCTCGCGCTTTGCGCTTGCGAATTATTTCGAGTCCTTCACGGATCGAAGGAGCAGCAAG